TTAAAATAAGAGCATTATGGTCTAAAGTCATTTTTTCGTTTTTTTTTGTCAATTCTCAAATCGAAAAATGAAAATTGGACATTTTTTTGTCCATTTTTGAAAAATGAAATTGAGAATTGAAAAAAAAGAAAATAAAGCAATTTAGCTAGAAGGAGAGCATAAATTTATGAAACACCGTTTTTTATTAAAATTTTATAAATGTAAACAATAACAATATATTTTATTATATGTAAGATAATATAATATTTTATTATAATATAATGAATAAAACAAAAATAAATGCAAAAACGATGAATTTTGCAAAACAGAGAGATAATTTATTATTTAATGAAAATAAAAAAATAATAATTGACTGGTCTGCCAAAGCAGGATGCACTAATATTGTTACCATGTTTTTTAAATATATTAATTTATATAGAAATTTTGATTTAAAAAATCCAATTGATATTCACCATGAAAGAATAGAGTATTTAAAGAAAAATATGGCAACAGATAATATTATTTTAGATAATAAATATTTAAAAATTAAATTTGTTAGAAATCCTTATACAAGAGCAATTAGTTCTTATATACATTATGTTGTATTTTACAATAATAAAAGCATTTCATTTTTTGATTATTTAAATAATTTGAATAATAATAGTTATAAATATGATATTCATTATGCTAACCAACATCATTTATTAGAAAAACAACAAAAAATATATAATGAAATTGTAAAAATTGAAAATATACATAGTGAAATAGAGAGAATAAATACAAAATATAATATAAAATTAGAATATAACTCTGTTTCTAATCACCATTCTCAAAAAGATTTAAATGAAAAAAAATATGTTGGTTATATAAAATATTCATATATAAAAAATATACCATCATATAGATATTTTTATGATGATGAGAGAATAAAACAATTAGTGTATGAGATTTATAAAATAGATATCAATTTATATAATTATACATTTGAAGAGTTTTTGAAATTAAATTAATGTATTTTACTTAATAATATATTAGAAATATAAGTAATATGTTATTAATGATTCATCCTATAATATATAGAATTTGTGCATCTTCTTGTGGAGCTTTATCTAGTATTCCTCTAGATATTGTTCAAACTAAAATACTTTCCGGAGAGAAAGATATATTCAAAATTAGTGAATTAAAATGGACTTTTTTAATGACTTTTCTTTTTACCATACAAAATAGTGTTTATGAGTTCACTAGTTTTATTCCAAATAAAAGTATACGAGGAACATTATCAGGTCTCTCTGCTTCACCTTTTTATATATTAGTTGAAATGAAAAAAATGAAAAATAGATTAGGATTATATCCTTTTTATAAAAAATTTATTTTTTGGCTTACATTTAGAGAGATAATTGTTTATGTCACAATTTATAATTTATTCATGTTAAATATCCCATATTCAAAATTATTGGCATCATTATTATCTAATGGGTTTGGCTTTCCATTGAAAATAATTGCCTTTAAAAATGGTTATCCTACATTAAATTATTCTTATGATAAAATTAAAAAGACAGCACTTATTGAAATAATTAAGTCTTCAATTGGAGATAGCATTACATTATATCTAATATATAACTTTCCTTTCTCTCCATTAAAAATATAATTTAATAATTACTTATAAATTTTTTTACAAATAATTATTAATAATGAACGAAGAAGCTATACACTTTTTAAATCATTCTCTTAATAATGATAATAATGAATCAATTAATAATTTGACTTCTGAACTTATCAAAGAGAGAAAAGAAACTATTTTAAATGAACTTCCTATTATAAAAAAAGAATTGGGTAATTTAACTAAAAAATTAAAAGGTTATAGATATGTTGAAGAATTACAAGAATTACATATTGGTTGCTATATTCGCTGGATTAAATTGAAAAATCCCGAAGATGAAATAAAATTAACTAATGGAGCTTTATTATGTGATATTAAAATAGAAGATAACATATTATTAGTATGTAAAAATAATATGAATCGAATATTTAATGTAAATATGTCTGAAAATCTTATATTTCAAAAATTAACTGATCAAGAAAAAATTATTCTTTATGCTATAGATATTTTAAATTCACATTAGATAATTGATTGCTATTATAAAATGTCTTCTTTATTGGAACAATTCTAATATATGAATTTGGTAATAATTCAATTGCTACAATTCTAACTAATTTATATGAATTGTAAATATTACCACCTTGTAATGTAGAATATTGAAAATTATTTGATGTAGAACCATTTAGTATATTATAAGAGTTTCTATTTTTATCATACCTAACAAGTGATAAATATATAGTATCTATATATTGGGTTTCTCTAATCATATTTATTGAAGTTTTAAAATTATTATTATTACCTTTTAAAATATATTTAAGAAAATAACTTTCATTTGAGATATTTTTATTACTAATATCATCACCAAAAATAAAAAGTATTACTAATGGATCAAACTTTCTACTATTTAAAACTGTATAATAATTAAACAAATTATAAGGATTTATAATATTACTATTATAATTTAGTAATACATAGTTTTTTTCATATTTCTTATCATCTCCAGATAATGTATATCTATGATGATGTAAACATATTCCAGGGTCTATTCTATTTTCTTGGTTACATATTACATTTTCATGTGGTTTTGGCATTAAACCTTTTGCTATAGCTTGTTCTATTGTAATAGCATTTACATCACATCCATTACGTATTACATTCATTGGGAAATGATTTTTTGATAATGTTGTTGGTAAATTATTTTTGTATTTCATAAATGCTCCTTGTAAATATTGACTTTGAGATATTGCTCCTCTTCCATTTAATGTTTTGGCATATGGACCTCCTGATGAAGCTGATACGCCATGACCTACTATCATTTTTTTGCTTCCAACAAACCATGAACATGGAAATCCTGAATTACACGAATATTTAAATCCCTCAAGCGGTCCATTTTCTAAATAAAGAGAATAATGTGATACCGAATCATTATTAGCATGTTTAGCCATTATATATTGCTCTTGTGTATGATGTTGTTGATAACCATTATCAATTGGTTGAACCCAATTAATCGGAGGAACAATTGGATTTCCTGCTTCATCATATGTAATTCGGTCAGGATTATAAGCACTATGTAATGTTCCACTATATCTAGTTTCAATCATTCCTTTAGTATTTTTAACAGATGTTTTTACAATTTCATCATCATTTTTAGTGCAACATAATCCACTAAAATGTAAATTGCGTTCATATGTTCCTACTTTAGATGTTGGTAAATTCAATCTTCCTCTCCATCCTCCACCATGACCCATTGGTTCTGTTCCTCTAAATGGAGTTCTTGCTTGACGTCTTCCTAAATTAGTAGTTTTACCCATTGAAGGAACTCTTAATGTTCCGTTTAAAGCAAATCCTAAGTGACCTTTGCCAGATATTGGAGCATTTCTAGGATTACAATTATTAGTTTTTCTTTTTAAAGTTGCTAATGACATTACTTATTATAATATAATATAAAAAGATTATTACATTATAATATTAATAAAATTTTTATTGAAATAGTTCAAAAACTATATTTGATGTATTAAATTGTGGTGTAAGAAAGGTCTCAATGTTTCCATATGAAACATTAGAACGAATAGTTATATTTCCTGTAATAATTTGTTGGAAAAATACATTAGTACCAAAAATAATATTTGAAACATTACCTTCAAATGTTATAGAATTTAAACTATTATCTGCAAAAGCAAAACTACCAATATTAGTAACAGAATCTGGTATAGTAACAGAAGTTAATTTATTACTTGCAAAAGTAGAATCACCAATAGTAGTAAGAGAATCTGGTATAGTAATATAAGTTAATTGATTATTATGAAAAGCACGATTACCAATAGTAGTAACAGAATCTGGTATAGTAACATAATTTAAATTATTATGTTCAAAAGCACTATTTCCAATAATAGTAACATTATTTCCTAATACAAGAGTTTTTAAATTACCATTCATGAAATAACCATCTGGTATAGTAGAATTAGATTGTCCATTAATATTTAATATACTGATATTACCCATATTAATAACATTGTTAGTTATTAAAGCAATGTTAGAATTAATCGTAAAATTAATTGAAGAAGCATCACTAATAAAAGCAAAACTACCAATATTAGTAACAGAATTACCTATAGTAACAGAAGTTAATTGATTATTATAAAAAGCACCATCACCAATAGTAATAACAGAATCTGGTATAGTAACAGAATTTAAACTATTCTCTGCAAAAGCACCTTCACCAATATTAGTAACAGAATCTGATATAGTAATATAAGTTAATTCATTATTAAAAAAAGCACCTTCACCAATATTAGTAACAGAATCTGGTATAGTAATAGAAGTTAATTGATTTTTATAAAAAGCACCAGTTCCAATAGTAGTAACAGAATCTGGTATAGTAACATTTTTTATTGTATAAGTAGGTAAAGGATCACTAGAACTCGTATTGTTAATAACATATTGAACATAAGAATTATATATTGTTTTTACATCGGAAAAAATAGTTACTGTTTTAGCATCCGTAAATATAGATTTGCCAGTATCTAAAATACCTTCAATATTATAATAACGAATACTTCCATTTAAATATATAATTTGAATATTATAATTATAGACAGATTGTTCATCATATAATCCACCATATAATCCACCACATAATCCACCACATCTTCCGGTATGTGGTTTATCCATAGTTCCCGGTTTTAATTGAGCACGACGTGCTAATGCTCTTCTTATTCCTGGATTTGATGCTCTCCCGCCACTTTGAACACCAGCACCCGGAGTATAAACATTAAATAAATTAGTAGGTCTATTATATTGTAATGCCATTTGTGATAGAGTTTTTCTAGAACCACCACCTACAATACCAATTTTACCTGGATAAGACATATATATTTATCTAAATAAAATAAATATATATTTAGAAAGCAGAACCACCAAAAATACTAAAACCTTCATTTGCTGCCATTGGTTCAAAATTACCGCCTCCAGGTGTAGCGGCATCAACTAAAGGTGTATTTGGTCCTTGAAACATTTTATTAAAATTTGGACCTTGATTTACAGCGTTATTGTGAACTTGATTTATATGCTGCGATTCAGTCATTCCATTCATAGCCTCAGGATTAATATTCATATTCATTGTAGGTGGTCCACCTAAATTTACTTGATTTAGTCTATCTGCTTGACTGGGTTGGT